GTAAAATCCCCGCAAATGGGTTGTCCTCGAAAGAAGACGTAAGCAAGGAGACCTTGGCGTCTCTAGCTTTGGCTTCTCACGGACCAAACCAGATGCCAATGGGTGTAGTCCATAAGTCTATTTCCACACCGCGTGGCAAATTTACTTTTGACTAATTAATAGGAACGGGGGGCTTCGGCCCCCCAATCCTTCGGAGGAATTATGGCTGGGAAAATAAATATGATTACGGCTTATGTGGGTGGCAGAGTGGCACCTACGTCCCCTAAAGAGGCGTATGGACATTCTACTGCTGCCGGTCGTGGATATTACTCTATGGCAGAAATGTCAGATGAAAGAACTGAAGATTTTTTGAGAGCGCAAAAGGCTTCTAACAACATGGCAAATGTTGAAGGTCAAATGGTTGGCTCTTGGAATCAAGAATTTTAGGAGATTAAAATGGCAACAGACTGGTCATCTATAACCGCTGAACGAAAGAGAGCCATTAGGGCCGAGATGCTCAGACGGTGGAAACAAAAGTTAAGAAAGAAAGGGGCATCTAGAGCAGCGGGCGGTGATCCTACCAAGGCCGGTGGAACGGGGAGTATGAAAGGATTTGGATTAACTCCTCTTGAAATAAGATATGCTCAAACTGTGAGAAAAACACAGAAAAAGAAAGGAACAATAGGAGGCAAGTCTAGAAGTGATATAGCCAAAACTGCTAGAGCAACTGGGGCTGGGAATCCTAATTTGGTTACAGCCCAGAAGATGAAATCTATTAGCAAGGGCGGAACTGTTGGAAAAGGCACTCATGGTGGAAAGGGCGGTCCCGGTACTAAAAGAAGGGAAGCAAAAGAGTGGCGCACCAAGCATATGGCTGCAGCTGGAACTGATGCGGCTAAAAAGGCAAAGATTCAAGCAAGATTCAAACGTATGATTGGAAAATAATTGAAGATAATAAACCTGCCGTCCAAGGAATGGGACGAATTGACCCCGGAGGATATGGGGGGTAGGCGCTCTGAGAAAACAGCCTGTATTGTAAGATACGGTGGTTTTGGAGATATGATTCAAGTATCTTCCATTTTCCCTTTGTTGAAGGAGCAGGGTTACAGGGTGTGTCTAAATGTAACCGAGCGCGGCTATGATATTGTTAAAAGCGATCCGCATCTTGATGAGATACTTTTTCAAAAAACAGATCAGGTTCCCAATAATTGTCTAACAGAATATTGGGAAAGACTGGCTAAATGCTTTCACCATTTTGTACAATTATGTGAGTCTGTAGAAGGCTCTCTTCTTGTTACTCCTGCTAGAACGGAACTACTAGCTGGAAAGGAAACATTAGTACCTGCAAGTCCACGGTATGCATGGAGTAAGGAAAAACTTCATGAGGAATGTAATGTTAATTACATGGAAAGAACTCATGATCTAGGCAGCGTTCCGTTTCTTATAGGAGATTCTTTTTCGGTGCCGCTTCCTCTTCCATACAAGTTTCGTCCAAAGTTTTATCCAACCAAGAAAGAAAAGAAGGCTGCAAAGACGGCTAGGAGAAAGATAGATACAAAGAACGTTATCCTCTGGTCTCTTTCTGGTTCTTCAGTTCATAAGGTATACCCGTGGACTGATTCTGTAATAGCTGCAGTTCTCATGGAAAGAAAGGACGTGTCCTTTATAACGATTGGAGACGACTTGTGCCAGCTTCTTGAGGCTGGATGGGAAGATGAGAAAAGAGTTATTACCAAATCTGGTAAATGGTCTATTAGAAAAACTCTCGCATTTTTAGATGAATGCGATATTGTAATTGGTCCTGAAACTGGAGTTCTAAATGCTGCATCTACTTTGGATTGTCATAAAATTGTTATGCTTTCACATTCATCTAAAGAGAATCTGTCTAAGCATTGGAAAAATACAACCACGCTGGAACCAGAGTATTATCAGAATTTTTGTTTTCCGTGCCATAAGATGCATTATGGTTTTGATACATGTAATAGAGATAAAGAGACGGGGGGTGCTATGTGCGCTACTAAAATCAAACCACAAGATGTAGTAGAGGATATATTGAGAAACCTTAGATGAGTACATATTTAGTTTTATGCCAAGATATGGCGAGAGACATTGGTATACCCGGAACGGGTCCAGTCACTACAGTTACTACTGACTTGTCGGAGGAAGAAGCTGCTGTTTGTCGTTATATAAATAACGCAGACCAAGATATTCAGAGCAGGTGGTTTGATTGGGATTTTCTTTGGACGGAAGCGTCCATTACAGCTATTAGTGGAACTTCCACTCTTTCTTCTTCTAATACGGGATTCCCCGGTAGCGCTACGGCTTATCCTCCATTGGGTCATTGGAAAATAGATTCCCTTGTTTGGGACAAAACTGCTGAAAGCTATCAGATTCTAGATTATATGGAATGGGATGGATACAGGGAAATGTATAAATATGGAACAATAGATTCTGATGTTCCAGAAGTTTATTCGGTAAAGCCGAATGACGATATAGATTTGTACCCCACTCCTAATGCAGCCACAACTATTTCTGCAGAATATTGGAGAACGCCTATTGTATTAAGTGATGTTGTGGCGGGAGAGACGACAGCAAATGGAAACATTTCTGCTATCCCTCCTCGGTTTCACCAGCTTATAATTGCCCGAGCCAAAATGTATTATGCAGAAAATGAGGATGCTCCTGAAGTTATGGCCGGGTCTGTATCTGAGTTTGAAGATTTGCTAGATAAATTGGAAGCTGATCAATTAGTGAGGCAAGACAATAGAAGATTTTCTTCCGCTCAAAATGCATTTAATTTTGTGGTGAGGCCCGAATGAGTAAACTTAGAGATAGGCGAATTCCGCCAACAAGATTACAATCAACCTATTTCCCATTTGAGGGTGGTGTAAATATGGTTGATCCATCTCTTTCTCTTGAGCCGGGAGAACTAGTAGCAGCTGATAATTTTGAAATAGATATTCGAGGAAGATACAGAAGAATAGATGGCTATGAAAGATTTGATGGCAGAACATTGCCTTCTGAGGTTGTCTTTTACAGAATTCCTTTTACCGTTGGAACTGCTAGGTCTTCTGTATTTGCGAGCGCTTTTAGTTCTGCATTTGACCTTCAAATTCCATCCGTGGGAGACATGGTAAAGGGGGAAACAACTGGCGCTGTAGGTTCCGTATTAAGCGTTAGTGTAGAGGATATAACGGGGGATGATGCAGCCGGTACTTTCTCTACGTCAGATGCAGAGGGATATGTATATTTTGTGGTTCGATCTGGAACGCTTCAAGATGGAGAAACACTATTTTTTTTGAACAAGAATAGCGCTTTTGGCGCTGCATTTAATGTGGAGTATAAATAATGGGAACACCAACGGCCTTAAGAAAAACGAGGGCAGTTTTAACTGGGACTAGCTTTGCTGATAACACCACTGGGGCTATTACTGCCCAGATGGTGAGACAATTTACAGAATCTGGTATGGGTGGTTATGGATGCATTTATTCCCCAGCCGGAACACCAGCAAGTCAGGCGGTAGCATCAACAGCAACGGCAACTATAGACTGGAATGCTGATTCAGTTGGGGCTAATGGGCCTGATGACACAGGAACTGTATCCGCAACAACGGTAGGAACAGATGCTGATTTTGCTAATGACAGGATCAGGATATATGACAAGGGGTTCTTTATGGTTAATCTGGGTGTAAGTTTTGCTCAGACTGGCACGGACACTGTAATATGGACATTCAGAATTGCGACTCAGGATACTGGAGGTTCAGTTGTGTATCCGGGATTTGATGCGGCTGTTCAAAGAGTAGTTGCTACTTTAGAGAACATGGTGTCTGCTTCTGGAATTATTGATACCACTGGCCATACTACTTACACAGATGTTCTTGCTCAAGTTAAGAATGGTCATGCAAGTAACTCTGAGAATTTCCAAATGCACTATGGTCAGTTATCTGTTTTTAGGGTGGGATAATGGGTCTTGTCGCTACGGCTCTTTCCTATGGACCTCCAGTATTAAGGGAAAAAATTTCTGGCGCTACTGTTGTCCCAGAAGGAAGGACCGCGATTGAAGACCAGAGAGAGATTATTACCGTTGTTCCCGGTGAAGGAAATGTGAATGGTGTTTGGGTATTCAGCGGGGATGTGTATGCCTTTAGGAATAAAACTGGTGGTGCGACTGCTGGGATGTATAAAGGGACTGCTACTGGATGGACTGAGATTGATCTAGGAACGGCATTAAATTTTGATGGGACTGTTACAGCTGGAGAGCCTGTTCCCGGCTCTACAGGAACACCCACCACTATAGTGAGTGCCAGCGGGGCGCAGGGTGACTTAATGGCCCTCTCTTATAATGGAGATTGGTCTCAGGGCGCATCCGGTATTATGGTCCTTATAAATATAACTGGTACATTTGTAGATAATGAAGCGTTACAGATGCCATTATTGGCGTTTGATACTGGCAGTAAAGAACTTACTGCGGGGGATACAATTACCGGAGCAACTTCAGGAAAGACCGCTATTGTAACAAGCGTAACAATAACGGGCGGCACGATTGATGCCGGAGACGCTGCCGGGTATATTTCAGTAAAAAATAATAGTGGCACATGGACTAATAGTGAGAACATTCAGGTTAATGGTTCTAATTATGCTGCAGTCAATGGTGCTGCAGAACCAACTAATGTGAGTGTTGCGTCGGCTGATGGAACTCAATATGAACAAACTCTTTCTCCCGGTGGTAAGTATGAATTCTCAAATTATAATTTTAGAGGAGATACAGCTGGTATTACGATGTATGGTGTTAACACTGTCAATCAGGGGTTTTCTTGGGACGGCACTACATTTGTAAAGATCACGACTGGAGTGGAGACAGATACTCCTGAGCATATAGCTACACATCAAAAGCATTTATTCTTTTCTTTTAATGGGGGATCAATACAGCATTCTAGTATAGGCGCTCCAAACAAATGGAATGCTATTACCGGGGCTGCAGAACTTGGTATCGGTGATGATGTAAGCGGATTCTCAAACGAAGTTAATAATGTGATGTCTATTTTTACTAGGAATGATGCTTATATGTTGTATGGGAGTTCTTCCGCTGACTGGGAACTAAGAAAGTTTCATGCCGGTGCTGGTGCCATTCCTTACACTCTGCAGAAAATGGATCAGACTTTCTTCCTTGATGATCGAGGGATAAGTTCTATTTTCACGGTTCAATATTTTGGAGACTTTCAATCGGCGGTTGCTTCCGATAAGATTGATCCGTATATTCAA